CATTTGAGCAGCCCCTTGAAGGGCTAAACCTAAACCGAATTTAGCTACATCTCCATATGAGAAGCCTCCAAAAAGCCACTCAGTTCCACCAACTGTTTCGCCCCAAGCAGCTTCACCCCCTATTGCCGGTGCAAAATTCCAAGCACCCCAGATCATTAAAGCTCCAAAGATAAGTTTACCTAGTCCCCCTTTTTTTGATCCACCAACTACAGGGATTATTTTAATAGTGTTTCCGAAAGCGGGGTTACTTATTTGTGTTAAACTGTAATTATCTGAACCTACTCTTATTTCATAGTATTGATCTATATTAGCTAGGTACTTAATAAAAGATTTATTATTTGCAGAGATACCCCTAAGAGCTTCTGCAGGGGAGTATATATCTAAAAACCACTCTTTTCCGAACTCTTTTCCGAGTTCCCCATATAGTTGTATTTTTGTTAACATAGTGATTTGTGCCTTAAGTGGTACGTTGTATGCTTTCTCCAGTAACCCCCATAGATATCCCGAGAAGAAAGCCTATCCATAACGTGATGTATTATTAAACCATCACCCATATAAATAGCTGCGTGATTAGGAACAGAAGAAATTAACTGAATTAGGAAAGCATCGTGTTTACGAATATCTAAAGGGTTGTTTATAACTACGAAGCCTTGTTTAGCATAATTGTCTACATAAATATTTTGTCCTTTATCCCACCACTCATAGTCTCTAGGTATAAAGTCTAGTTCAATATCTAACTCTTCTTTATAGTAATCTTGTACTAAAGAATAACAATCTACTATACCGTGGTGGAACTCTCTACCCACTAAGGGCAGTTTGAAACCGTCAGGTTCGATACGTAATAGCTTATTTAAAGGCCAAGCCAGTATATACCAAGGCTTACCTGTTGCGTTACAACTTACTCTATCCGCTTGACTAGGTTTAGCTTCTACAAAAGGGTGACTATGTACAATAGCTATAATATCTCCTAAGTCTTCTGCATCGGCATAGTCCCTGGGGTCAATTATAAAATCTTCCTCGGGATTGTCTGCTATATTTTTACACGGTATGTAAACTTCCTTACCTTTTTTATTTATTAGTAGTCCACAGGCCTCTTTAGGCAGTGCTTCTTCGGCTTGTTCTCTTAATTTATCTAAGTTAATATCTAACATTATCCTACCTTGAGTCCTGCTCCGGGGAATCCTCCAAAAGGCATGGAACCCGATACCCCAAACCTTAATTCACAATCAGATACTCTCTTACCACAGGCATCCTGCTCTACGGTAGAGACTGAAGAACCATTTTCGTCATAGTAATCTGTGCCTGTGTACCCACACTCCGCATGTCTATATACCCATAAACAAGTATTGCGAATAATCTGTCTTTTAGGTAATTTAACTCCCTCTATGTCGAAGGAAGGGGCTAATTCAAATTCTACTAAGACTTTATTCTCAACGGACTTTCTATCTATATAGAATATATCATCCTCAAAAAAAGCTGTTGCATCTTCAGTACTGTTAGCATACCAAGTACCTGTACAGGTACCTGAGGTATATGGAGTCCACGTTCCTGAGTTTTCCAAGCATTCTGTTTTATCTTCATAGGAAGCATTTGAACAAGTACCACTTAAAGACTGCCCAGATATGACGCAGTAAGCATCTAGATACCTAGCGAAAGTTCTTTTTCTCAGTACTTTGCAACCTATTAAGTCTTCATAAGACTGTATATAATTTGTAAAAGAGTTATTAATATTAGCTACTTTAAAACTGGGGCGTGCAATAGCACCTCTACCTGCAAACTCAAAGCCTGTAACTTCTAAGGGAAAAGCTACGTACCTGTTACCCTGCCAAACTATATTCTCATATACCTCATTTGTACCTGCATGAAACCTTAAAGTTTCAGAGCCCCCTACACTAGTTAAGTCTAATTCGAATAATTCTACTATTACACCCGGTTCTAGAGAATGAAGCCTAGAGACTAAATCAGATTGTGACATATTTCTACTCCTATATTATAGCCCAAGTGTTCTTCAAAGTATTATAACTACTTGATTAAGTAATACTCTTTAATAAACATTTCACTACTTTAGATAATTAAATTAGAAAAACCTATTATACCAAAATATACCAGAAATGTCAAGGTATATTTTTCTAAGGCTCAAATACTTTAGTGAAGGTACAACTGATAGACTTAGTATTGTTTGCTACAAGAGATATATCCCACTTAGGACAGTAAACTCTAATACTGGAAGAGGAGTACGGAGGGGTCCAGTCAAACGCCTCCACACCCTTTCTGTCTTCCAAGAAACCTACTAAAATATCAGCCTCCGTTGAGTTTCTATTTATAAAACTTAAGCTCCAATTCTCTTCAATACTATTTATACCATCAACAGTTCTTTGTAGATACCCGTCACCAAACTGAGCTTTTAAAATCCTAGGTGTAGGATTTCTTTTAACCCCCTTAGTAGGGTTAAAAGTTACCACTGTATTAAAATTAGCCATTTATTACCTCGTATAGTTATTTAGCATGCCGCCATATCTCTGTTGATCTAACAGCTCTTGTCTTACTGCACCCGCTATCATATCTCCTAGTTTATCACCGAAGTCCTTCATTTGGGAAGTATCTTTACCTCCACCAGACTGAGCTACATTTACGTCTGCCTTACCATCTGAAGCCACATTAACAGAAACGTTAATAATAGGAGCACCCTTACCTAGCGCTTTTCCTCCTACAATAGTAACAGGAAGTGGTTTGTTTAATGGTATAACCGCTTCAGGACCTGCCTCGCCAATAATAGTGTTAGTAGGCTTCCCAACTATACCACCTTTAGCTAACATAGTGGGTTCTCTCCAGGAAGCAGGCACTCCACCAAGAGGAACCGTCTGTCCTGTTTGAAGTTGTGCAGATAAGCCCCCTTTATTATCCATAACGGTTGGAATAGACCTACCATCGGGCATAGGTACAATAGCTTCAGGGAACTTGCCTTCACCTACTACACCTAAAGTGGGTTTATTAACAGTTCCGCCATCTGCAAAGGCTTTAAAACCTCCAGGGAATACAGCCCCATTTGCTGCAAATAACGAGTCAAACATCCAATCCATAGTCTTATCAGCAGCTTTATTAGCTAGAGAGTTTATAATAACGTTACCCATAGCCATGGTGAAATTGGCAAAAGTTTGTTTAAGATCAAAATTACCTGTTTTGATTGCCGTACCTATACTTTGTGCTAACGATGCAGATCCGACATTAAATACCCCTTCCGCGGATACTCCCCAGTCTGTTAACGTTTTACCTAATGTAGAATTATTTATTTTATAAACTTTTGCTAAGTTATCTTTAGAAACAACATCAGCTTTCTGACCTTCCTCTAACCCTGTAACTACCGCTCCCCCTCTTTCACGGAAAGTGTTATCAAACTTATTATACCATATATCTAGCTCGTTTACGTGTTTGTTATTTAAGGTGTCTAATGATTTAAGATACGCAGCCGAAAGGTTACCTTTTTCTTCAAGCCACCCCTTCGCCGCCTCACTACCTTCCGGAGAGTTCTCTATTATGTCTCTAATATTTCTAAAAGTATTATAGAGGTTACCTACCTGCTCTTCTATAACACCCTGTATATTCTCGTCATGAACGTATATAGAGCCTTTCTTAAGTCCCGCCTCTGCTAATTTATCTTGGCTAGATGCATCTGGAAGTAGTCCTCCCATATCTTTTGTAGTTATACCCATACTCGCATTAAACTTATCTTCATCGCAGGTCCAAATCTTATACTTCACGTACTCATAAGCTTGAATTATAGTACTATATATATCTTCTGCTAAATTATTATGATCGTAGCTAGAAGTATCAGTAGATATTCTATCCTCTATACTACTCTTAGCAGTTTGTGCTAATTCAAGCATTTTTAAACCTACAGCATCTCCTATATCGGAAGCACTATTTATAGTACTAGTAGCTACTTCAGAAATTAAATTCGTAGCTTTAGGTATCCACACCTCTGTAGCGCTTACACCCTCACTTATCATTTCTTTCCAAGAGGTATCTTCCTCCTTAACTACTTTAGTTTCTTCTAGTAACTGGGAACTTGCTCTTGATATTCTAACTAGAGTTTCGGCTTTACTATCATCACCTTCGTTGAGTTTACCTAACTCCTCAAGTATTTTCTCTTGAAGAGAGGAATCATCCCGTTTTTTAGGTTTGTCAGAACTAAACCAATCAAATCCAAAGAATTCAGGTAAACCCGTGTTAGGGTTTATAGTGCCTGAACCTCCTAAAGATTTTAGTAATGCTTGTTCGTCTTTATTAATATGAGCTAACTCAGAATCTCCGTTACGTCCTAAGGAAGCTAAGCCCCCATTAGAGAAGCCTCCTGCGAAGTTTAATAGACTATCTAAGATACCCTGCTCCTTAGGCTTCTCCTTGAACATAGTAGGATTAAAGTTGTATAGTATCTTTTTCGTCTCTCCATTTAATATACTACCGTGTTTATCAAATAGTTCCTGGGCATCTGTTCTGTTACCTAAAGTCTTAAGCAGATGAGCCATATAAGCCTTCTGTCCCAACTTGTCTGTACTTAATAAACTAAAGTCCTGGTTCGCCTCTTGGGCCTGACTAATATAGGCTACTTGCTTCGCCCCTATATAGTCTATAGTACTTTTTGGACCAAATTTAGTACCTGCAAAGTTTCTTAGATTTTTAAAGATTCCAGCATTAGCTAGAGCTTCATCCAAGTCTCTGGAGTGCTTAATTATAGAATCTAGTTGATAAAATATTTTAGCAGTACTTGTATTAGCTAGTTCTGCCCCCGTATCATAATCCCTATGAGAGCCGCCATGTAACTTAAGTTTTGGAGTTGGGTTTTTATTAAAGGTTCTATTCTTTCCGGCTAACCACATCCAACCAGCTCCTGATGCGGCTAATCCATTTAAATGTGTATCCATAGCATGGGCTGCAATATCATTTATTATATTTGTGGCGTATATAATATTCCCACCCGTCGAATCAATATCTACCCTGTCTGTAGAGAAATTATCTAATCCATAATCCCAGGCCTCTTTCATATCCTTATTAATACTTCCATGTACTTTAAAGGTACTACTACCGTCTAAGTACTTAGCATACTTTGCAGGTATAGGAGTAGGTGTTTGAGCAGGTGTTTGAGCCCCTAAAGAACCCCCCTTTGCAAACCCAGGGAGCTTATCTTCATTAATAGCTTCAATTAGCGCTCGGTGCTTCCCAGTAGACGCTGCATTGATTACGTACTCACCATTAGAGAGCATTGCGGGGATTTTATCCTCTTTTGGACCACCAGGTCCTGTGATAGACCCGCCAGTTGCCCTATTAACTCCAGCCCAAGGGTTATAGGTAGGAGTATCTGGAGCTCCTGGAGTACGTGGATTATAATCCTGCCAAAAAGTTTGTAAAGCGCCAATTAAATCATCTAGTTTACCTACTAAAGTATCTGCTATAGTGGTTTTTAAATCTGTAATACTATTGGCTATAGCTAAAGAGTCTAGGTCTTTTAAAGAAGTGCCTAGTGTCTTCATGGCTTGTACACTTGCGGATAACTCTACAGTGTTATCAAGAACTGCATTTAAAGACTTCTCTGCTTGTGCTTTTGCAAGTTCTGCGCTGATTCGGGCTTCTTGTTCAGGGGTCTTACCTCCCTCATTAGCAAATCCTGCCATAATTTGGCTCTGTCCTAGTACCATTAGGTCTTGACCCTGCTGGATTAGTGAATCTCCTAAAGATCCCCACATAGTGTCTACTAAATCCGCAGCCCAGATAGTGCCGTGCTCTTCCCAGTTTTCCATAGCTTTTTGGTTAACAGTACGGAAAGAATCTACAGAAGCCTGTACCATAAATTCAGCAAAGGAAGACATGCTATCCTCCATTTCCTTAATAGTATAAAACCACTCATCTCTTACAGTTTTTGCCCATTCATTACCATTTTTCATGCGGCGTTTATGTGCAGCTTCCTGGTCCTCGTAGAAACTTTGCTGTAAGTCTCTTAGCTCTTCTTGCTTCTGATACTCTAAACCCATTAACTCTAGAGTTTTAATTCTATACTCCAAGTCATCTGAATTATACTGACCTCTCTCTTTTAGGAGTTTTGATCTATCTCTCTCACGACTCTGTTCTGCTGCTAAAAACTTAAGAGACCTGGCTTGTACCAAGTTTTCTTCTTTGAATAACTGGGACTTAGTGTCTCTTTGAGACTCTACTAAAGATAGGTATGCTTCAGTTGTACTTATCTGAGCATCGTACATTCTCTGTCTATTTTCCAGTACTTTATTTATACGATTCTCTTCCTGAAGGATCGCAACATCTAAGTTATAAATAGTACGCAGATGTACTGCCTCTTGTTGCCTTTCTTCAGCAGTTTTTTCAGATAAAGCTACACGTACCTTCTCAGCCTCATACACCTCGCGTAGGCGAGCAATTTGCTGTAGTTCTAATGTAGTATCTGCTTTAATTCTATTGCCAGAAGCATTGGCTTCTAGCTCTATTAAAGACTCCGTTCTACTTCGAAGTTCTTCTTGCTTATTAAGTGCTGCATCTACATATTCTATCTTACGAGTATTAATGGCCTGACGTCGTGCATCCTTAGCTATTTCAGACTGGATATCTAAATACTTTTCTTGTAGGGTATTCTTGGCTGTTTGTAGCTCTACTTGGCGGTTATACTCTTCAGTAATATAACTAGTATCCCCTTTCTCTAGACTTAGATTAGTTTGATACTTAAGTTGTAAATTGTTTAGCTTCTCCTGGTGAGTCGCCTGCTGTACTAAGAGATTATTAGCTAGAACTTGCTCTATATTAATACTGGTTGCTAAACTCTCTATCTGAGTTCTTAAACCTAAAAGAGCTCGGTTTCCTTCTAACTCTTGATTTTTTAATTTTGTAAGAATCTTTAGGTTTTCTACATTTACATTCTGGTAACTTTCCCGTATCTTAAATATTTTTGTTTCTAAGCCCAGTATAGCAGCTTGTGTACTTCTTATCTTTTTAGCATCTTGCTTATCCTCATCTACAGAAGTTAAAGCTGCTAAAATAGCACGCCTATTTTCCAGCATTTGGTTGTGGTGCTCTAATTCCTTAGATACAGCAGTATTATGAGATGCTGCTGCTCCATTCAACAAACCAATTTCTTTCTTATTCCTTGCTAATCTTTTAGCTAATCTGGTTTGATTCGCTAAACTTAGTTCTATAGCTCTGGCATCTAATAGAGCTTTTAGATTGTAACCTTTCTGCTTTGCTAATAACTTATTAACCTCTGTTAGTGGTCCTTCTTGCCACTCTTCTTTATCAAAAGTTCTAGCTTTAGTACGTGGGTCCACTAAAGGGGCATTAAGCTTCTTACCCATCTCTATTAAGGTTTTGTATTGTTGCTCAGCATTTTTAAAAGCAATGGTACGTCCCAACCAGTCATCTTCAGGTTTCACCTTTATAGCTTCTAAACTATTATTGAAGTTCTCCA